AGTATTGTCTTTGCAACCGCACTTCCAATACCCTCCTGTCGAGCTTTGTAGATTGTGAACTTGCTGAACCCTGCCAATTTCAGGATGTTGTCTACTGTTCTATCTTTCAATGAAGTCTCACGATTGAGAATAAAGTCTTTTATCTCATCTGCTGTTGCATTAAGCGCGACGAGAGCACCAGTAAGATACAGGAGATTCTTCGTTCCCTGCACCGGATTCCGCACCATCTCGTGATACACCTCATTACGGTACACATCAAAGAGCTTCACGGTATATGTTTTGAGCATGTAAAAGATTCGTCCGTTGCCTCCTTTCAAGTATTGTTCTGGCATTTCGGAAAGAGCAACAGGTTGCACATCGAGAAGCTCATTGAACGCCAGAAGTTTGGTGTCTTCGGTTATCTTTCCAGTCTTTAGGTCGTCAATAACACGAGCGAGGGTGTCAGGGTCGTTGCCAAATACGCCCTCAATACGACGTAGGAAGTCATCGGTAGGACTTTGCGCGAGTTTTCTATAGTTCTGAATCGTTGCGTTGATAACCGTCTCTTTTCCCAGAGCGTCTAACTTATGTAAACCTACCAACTTAAATACACGGTCTACCGCCCTAGCAGAACGCGCACCATCCTCAAACTCCTGTGCTATTTTTTCAATTCCTATATCAGCACGAGTTATTCTTGAGCGACCAACAACGGCACGAGAGAGAGCTTTCGTTGCTTCCACTGGCCCAGCCTTGTAAACCGCAAAGGCGATGTCCCCAAGTTGGGTAATAGCGGAAATAACCGAACCCATTGTGTCTATGTATGAGAGGTTCTTGTACACCCGTACCACGCCAGAAGTACCCGCTTCGTTGAATCTTGCCTGTAATATGTTCCGCAACTCTATTTCCTGTGATGGCTTTATCTTGTCTTTAGCAACAAGGTCAAGAATGTACGCCCCAATACTGTCGTCAATGTTCCCGAATTGGTCTGCCTTGCCCGACTTGCCGAAAAAGCGTCTCGCCTCGATAGCGTCATTGGTGTCATCTACATATCGAAGCAGGGAGGAAACACTGTCTCGATAGAACTTGTTTAGGTCTGCGTCAACAATATCAATCCGTCGTGCCTTCATCGCGCCAGTCTCGGAAAGAGTGATGTTCTTCGTGCCGTACCCTCTGATAAGAGTATTTACTGTGTTGGCCTTCTCGCGCACTGTAAGATACCTTCCAAGTTCGGTCTCCTTCGCGCGGATAGCTTCGTCAATGATGCTCCAGTCGTCCCCCTTCTGTAGATACTCCAAGAAACCCTCTGAATCCTCAATCATTCTCGGAAAGTAGTTTTTCTCGTATCCTATGTCGTATCCCACCTCCTTAGCCCTAGCCCACAAATCATCAAGCGATGCTCGCAGGGTAGCAAACTCCTTTTCCAATCCGTATTTAGAAACAAGAGAGTCAATCTTGACAATGTCGCCATTCTTTAGGGCTAAGTCGAAGTCAGCGTAATCGAGCGCGTTCATGCTCTTAGAACCTTTCAAGAACGGCCTAACCACCCTCCTATCAGCTTGCTTTGCCATAGCTGTCTTAAACTCAAAGTCTCGAATCGCTTTCTTGAGAGACGGGTCAATGTTCTTTAACCTAGTAGAGATTGGGCCGAGTAGCTTATCTACTCCCTGTTTTGTAGAAGAGAGTGCGGCCGAAATACTATCTGTAATTCTACGAAGACGAGACGGTTGTTGCTTTGAGCGATTTGCCTCATAGGTGGCTTCAGATATAGGTTTTGCATCACTCGCCTTGCTTACTTCAGACTCTTGCGCTACCTTAGAAGGTAATGAAGTGGTTTTTGATTCTGGCGTTCGTGGGGGTGCTTTCGTTGTATCTTCAGGGCGCGGAGGGGTGGTTGCCTCTCTTCCTGGTGCCTTCGGTGCTTGGGGCTTTGTGGCTACTGATGGCGGTATTCCCTGCGTGGTTTCGGAAGTGGCTTTAATTGCATCCCACTCTGCTTTTAGTTGGGAGCGGGTTTTGATTGCATCTTGCGAAAAGACATGAAGATTAGTCGCTGTTTTTCCTTTGAATGTTTCTCTTGTAAGGAAGCTGTCAAATTCAGCGTTTTTTAATGCCGTCAATACTCGTCCTTGCTCTAGTGCTTCAAAATCTCCTTCGCCTATTCTCCTTGCAAGTAAGTTAAAATCATCACCTAGAGTTTCTTGGAGTGCTACTCTGTCCGATTCTTTGGCAAAATCAAATGTTTTCTTCGGCGATACTTTGAATTTTTGGATATTTTCGCCAAATTCTTTAGCAAACCCCTCATCTTTTGTAAATGAGACAACAAGTTGATTTCTATCTGGTCGCTTCTTAAATACTTCAATCGGCTCCGTTGCCTTTGTTCCGTGTAAATATGTTGTTTCCCCCTTCACCCACTCATCAAAAGACTGGCCAGAGGCTTTGGCTTTGGAGATGGATGCTGATGTATTGTCTGTTGCTTTTACTGCTTGACCAATCTTCGGCAGCGGTGGCAACGCTTCTCTAGTGGTGTTTTGCAGTTTGACGGCGGCTTCAAGAGCTTTCTTCGCCTCATCATCTGTTTTTGTCGCAGCAAAGATACTTTTGTACTGTTCAGCGACATCATCGGATAGTCCTATTACTTTTGCGGCCTCGAACGCTTTCTCTGGTGTTTTAGCGAGACGAACTAGACGAATAGCACCAGCTATTCCTTTTGCTCCTCCGCTGATGAAGTTAAGTGGGTCTGCAATCATCAAAGCTGGGAATGACGCGATAGGTGCATATTTACCTGCAAGCGGCTCATAAATCTTAGTTAGCTGTTCCGAAAGTCTCTTTTCCTCCACAGTATCAAGCGAAGTAAGACGAGCAGGGATAGCGAGAACCTTATCCCACATATCAAGAACCTCGACAACACCTTTCCCTGCTATTGCTAAAGGAGAACCCATCTGTGCCCTCTGTAGTGCCAACGCCTTGTCTTTTTGTATCGGGTCTGCTTTTATGGATTTAAGATAATCGGCCTCACTCTTAAACACCAAAGGATAAGACGCTTTAGGTATAGTCGCAGATTGCGTGGCTGATTTCATCCCAGTTCCCGATACAGGAACATAGGAGCTTCTTGTTGTCCTGCCAGATACTGCCGTATATACCATATCACTGCATCAGTTTTAATATCTCCGCATCGGAATATCCAACTGCTTTATATCGTTCTACAGTATCCATCAAGTCATCCAGTTTTTCTTTGTTCGTCTTCCCGCCACCGAAAATACTAGCCGCACTATTCCAAAATCCAGACACAGAATCATCATCGGGGATACCAAAGAGTTGTGAGAGATTCTCTCGTGTTAGCTTATCTACGTCTTGACCATAAACATCTTGTAGAGCTTCAAGTTGTTGCGTGGTTGCTCCTGCGGCTTTTTCGGCTTCATACACCGTCGTAAACCCATTCTCGTTCACTCCTTTCTCGATAGTTGAGATATCACTTGTAGAATATCCAGCGCCTAGAAGTCCTGTTTTCTTTGTTGTCGAAAGATTGATGTTTCCACCACTTCCTGCCGCAACATTTACCGCAGTCCGTATCTGTCCTGTATTTTCATTCTTCTGCACGATATCGCCACCTAGATAATAGGGCTCTGACCACTGTTCAGCCCCTTGCGCTTCAGCCTCTGCTAGATATGGAGCAGCGAGAGCAGCGGCTTGTATTGGGTCAGTCATCTGTGCAAGCTGGGTCAAGACATTAGAAGGAACTAATCCTGTTGCTGCCGCTTCTATGGCGATGTTCTGGACTGACTTGGCGTTTTGTTTTGCCTGGTCAAGTTGTTGTTTTTGTGTGTTCAATACGAACTCCGTCTGCAACGCTCTGTTTTTGTCCTCCACACTTGCTTCGGGTGAGTTTCTAACAAGATTTATGTTCGCCATCTTTGCCGCTATTTCTTCTTCTATTGGCCCAAACTTCTGTTTCACGGCTCTATCTGCGAGATATTGAGCGTTACTTAATTGTCCTTGTGATGCCGCAAGAAGTGAGTTGACCGTAAGAGCTTGCGTAGCTATCTGAATCTGCTGGAGTGTGTTAGCTCTTTGTGCGCTTGCTTCTAAAGGTGCGGCACCTGCTTTTGTTCTGCCGCGTCCCTCTGACTCCTGTTGTATCTGAAATGGAATACCTTGTGATTCAAGACGAAGTCCCTCTGCTTCGTTTTTTAAATTCTCAAGTTGAGAGGTGAGGTCTGTCTGTGTAGTTATGAGTGCAGGAACACCTTTTGCTTCTTCTTGCTCGGTTTGATATTCAGTCCTACCTACAAGCTGTTCTTGTAACTCTTTGACTCTTTTTGTTAGGTCGGATTCTTCCTCCTCACTAGGAGTAAGTTTTATCTCGGGGAGTTTTGTAATGTCATACGGCGTTTGTGTTGCGGGAGTAGTGGGTGTGATGGAAGGAGCGCCACCGAGATTCTCGGAGGTAATTTCTGAAGGAACTTGTGCTTGTGGGGTTGTTCCTGCACTTGTTCCTGTGTATGGAGCAAGGTCTACTCCCGCTGGTGCCCCTTCGGGAGTGCCACTATAGGTACCTCCTTCTCCCGTAGGTACATTATAGACAGACGGGCCTGTAGCTAGAGGTGCGGAGGGAGCAACAAAGTTTCCCATTGCGTCGTATTGCCCTGATACGGGAACTGCTCCATGGATAGGACTAGAGGGGTCGCCCGCGCTTCCCGTGGGGACATATTTTCCCGGTGCTATTTCTTTCATCGTTCCCGCCGCAACAGCATCCTTGTATCCTTGCTCTTGGTCTATGGCGGCTTGGGTAGTGAGATTGCCTGTAATCGGGTCCCAGGTATATTTCAACTGCCCCGACTGTCCCTCTGCGCTGAACTGACCTGTTCCCGACGTTAGGTCATTCAGATTGCTTTCTAAAGTCTGTATTCTTCCCTGTGTTGCCTTATACGACGCACTCCCTGGTGCGTATTTATTGTCCAACTTCCACTGTTCGTTTGAAATCAGTTCTCCAAATCTCTTTTTCGCTTGTTCTGGTGAGAGGATAGAGTGTCCATATGGCTTGTTTCCTTTCCACGTGTCAACAATAATAGATTCATTAGCCTCATAGATGATGGGCTGATTCATTTGCGGCGTTCCTCCTTGTGATGGGTCGAAGAGTGGCATGATATTTCTTTAATTATACCTTATGCAATATAGCGCGGAGTAATTAGTAGTGCGTCAATCACGCCTAGAGAATCATTTGTTGCATACGCTTCAAGCGCAATCGCAAAAGCCGTGTGTCCTGAAGCGGCTTTTGCAGCAATCCCAGCTTCAGAATATGCAGAAAGAAAATCTCCTATCGCAATATCAGTTGTGCCATTTACTTTCAAAGCATCTGAATGACCAAGAGCAAGGATGTCTCCGAATGAATTATTCGCAATCGAAGTAGAAAGTACCATTCCTGTTATCTTTGGGTCTCCACCAGTAGTAGTAGTAGTAAATTCATTTAATGGAGCAGACCCAAAAATAACAGTATCACCTTCATTAACTGTTCCTCCTGATTTATTCTGCATTCTGTAAATCTTTTTTTCTGAAACTCTAACCAAAGATGATACCCTATCAATAAGAGCTTGAGCGCCACTTTCTCTGCACGAAACCAGAGAAACAGCCTCAACATCATCATCAATCGAATAGTCATCTGCATGTGAAAGAGAAGAGCATCCTACTAATACAGTTCCATCCATTCTTATTCTAATACCTACTTCAGTTCCAGAACCGTAAGTCCCAGAAACTCCTGCGGTATCAATGTTCAAAAATGAATTACACGCTGAAAGATACGGGAACACAGAATCATTCGCACTCCCTGGTGTTCCTCCATTCAAATAAAAACCATTTAATGTATTCTCTGTAGAATAGCAACTATGAAGAGATACAGGGCCAGCGGTCTGTAATCCTGTTTCATCAAAAAGAACATAGAATCCATATCCTCCATTTCTTTGCGCTGTACAGTTAATGAAAGTTGCCAGGCGAGAAAGAAATCCATCATCTCCATCATAAAAGAATCCATGTGCATCTGCGGTTCCAGAGCCTTCTGTCGCACAAAGTGTTCCTTCACTATTCGTAGCGCAATTAAGATTGAATGTAGAGAATAAACTATCTGCAAAAAAATATCCTGATGCACTAAATCTAAATCCTGTACATTTATTTTTTGTTGCCTTTAATAGCCTCAAGTAAAATGATTGGCATCCTACAAAATTAAAGGCAGCATTAACATCATCGCTGCCAGTTATTGTAAAGTCGGATAGAGTAAAAGAATCTACATCATTTGCGATAAGACCTTTTTCCGTTCCATCAAAATCAAGTGTTGTTACGTCCATTCCTGCTCCAAGAATATTTACTCCTGTAAGAACAGTTAAGTCATCTGTAAGAGTGTACGTGCCGGGTATCAGTTGCACAGTCCCCCCTCCTTCAGCGTTAACCTTGTTTATCGCCGCTTGGATGCTGCCCCCGGGAGGAACCACATACGTCCTATTTCCTGTATCAATGAAATCAAACTTACGCCGTACAAGCGCATCTCGCTTCATTATTTGTGCGCGAGATTGATTGAACTTTGTGAGCATCTCTGCCTGTAGTTGTTCTCTAGTTAGCATATTTCTTTTGGCGTTTTGGTATTGCTTTGTAGTCATACCCAGTAATAACAGCACCTCCCGTTGATTCAACGCGTATAAAAAGCTCCTTGAAGTCTCGTTTAGCTACTGAACCATAACTTATTGAGTCATCCGTGGTATGCGTGAAAAGAGTTGTCCATGTTGTTTCCTCATTCACCCTATATTTAGCAACTACTTGACCGGCAGATGGAAGCGGCTCGAATGTTACTGATATTCCTAGAAGCGTTTTAGTCTCATCAGAATCCCCCTCATTGAAACACGCAGACTCATGGATACAGGTTGCAGTGAATGTTGCAGCATCGTTCGTTCGCTTTAGTGAACCGTCTCCGTTGTAGCCCACCCACAAGTAATCTCCTATGATGTCCAAACCATCAATATCTCCCGTAAGTGCAGTGTCGTTATTCACCAATCTATCAGGTGCCACATATAGCTCTCCTACCGTGTTAAAACCTGTTACCCATATCTGATTCACCGTTTTGTTCTGTAAGTAGGTAGAGAGAGAGAAATAAAGCCGGTCATTATGCTTTGCTTTAAGATTCCGTAGCCTTATCGTGGGCACTCCAGTGCCTTCCCAGCGAAGCTCCTTAAATACCCTCGGAAATCCCCCAGCGTATGCTCTGAAAACAATACGGGGGTCAATATCAAGGTCGGTACCTGTTCCTGTCGTTGCTGACGATATTCCTAAAAGGGCACCTTCCACATTCTCCAAAACCATAAGTGAACCCTCGCCAAAATCCAATACTTCATCCGCATAGACCAATGATGTATCACGCCCCCACAAAAAGACAAATGACTTTCCACCCTCATCAATAGGCGCACATGCGATTGCGAGGAAAGCCCCGTAATCCGTGAAGCCTGTAATGTCCAATCCTTCGGGGAGCGTAAACGCAGCAGCAGTGAATGTAGCGCCATCGAGAGATGCAATAACGTTCCCTGCCCCGAAATACAGTATGTCGTCTAGCGGGTGTCTGAAAGGACGGGGGTAAATACCTGTAACCGACACTCCCGTGATAGTTCCCACTGCGGAGGCATAGGTGTTAGAAGCAGGGTCATAGGAATCAACAACAGTATTTCCGCTCAACGTCTTCATGAAATAGAGCTTATTCTGGTTCTTGTACCCTCGTAGGGTTGTGGGTAAGACTACACCAGCAGCTCCTACACCTGTGGTGGATTCAGCAAACGTCCCAGTAACTATGTTCACCGACTTTTCTAGTATTTGGGGAAATGTATTATCGGACTTCTTTCCTAGAGCAAACAGATTCTGTGTTCCACCCGAATCAGTAAAAAGCTCAACACTCTTAATCTCATAATCCCCAAGGGAGCCAGCCTCATCTTCCATGTCCCTGTAAGGAATAAGTTTGTGAGGCTTTGATAGGTCAAAATGATGCGAGAGAGCGAATTGATGCGGAAGTGCGTGCCGAACATCATCTGCTACCCCACCATCGAATCTGTTGATATACATATTCTAATCGAAAATAACAAAGTCAGATTCAATGGAGGCGGCCGCTTCTACCACACACCCTGGAGACTCTGGAGTCAACATTATCCCTATCGCAGTCCAATCTGCGGCAGTAACATCCCAATCCTTAGTAAGCGTGTGTTCCCCGGCGGGCGTTATATCGGCATTTGAGTCTATAATAGCGCTTCCTCCCACGTTGGTCGCGGCAGTGTGGTCGCCAGAGACGAAAGCCCGTTGGTCATTTTGCACGAAAGCCACCATCCATGCGTTGTCGGTCGTTGAGGTCGCCATAACGTATGAAGTGAATTCAGATTCTACACCGCTGTTCGTCGCGCTATCCTCTGGGAAACAACTTGATGTCACGCCAGTATACGAGACGGCCTCTGCACGAACTACTCCTGAACCGTCCCGGGATATGACAATGTTGTTGGTTCCGGTGTCGGGATTAAGGCGATAGTAGAAATACGCCCATATTCCTGCCCCGACACCGGGCGTGTCGAGTTTCGCTATCTCGGTCATCGCGTCTCCATTGTGCGTTACGGTCGTAAGGGTATCGCCGTCATCAACCATTGGTGAGGTAAGAAGCACTACGTCGGTAGTGGTCGAAGTTATGAAGATACTGAAGGTTACAGATGTTCCTGATGTAAAGCCCCCGGATGTCGCGTTTGAACTATACGCTATGGCGGCCTCGGCACGAGGTGTCGCCATGTCTAGAAGCGACCGATATTCACTATTGGAAGGATTCATACTGGCTCCCCCATTCCTGCCCATAGCCGCATATCTTTCTTTCGATATTTCGATGGTGTGGAGCATACCTACCGAATCGCGAAAAACAGCCGCCGCGAAATAGCCGTCGCAAGGTGCAGGTTTGAATACGTCTCTCGCGGACTTCACCGTCGTTCCAGTCGCGCTCGTTTCGGTCAATTCCGGTGCGCGTATCGCGCTGGCACATTCTTCCGTATACGCATAGAGAAAATCCATATCTCCTGCAGAGTAAACGGGAACCACCGCGCCTCCTAAGAGAAGAACCGAGCCTGCAATGAGAGAGAGGAAACGCTTACTATCAATTGTAGGCATAAAGTGTCTAATCCGCAGTAATTGATTTACTCACAGTGCAGGATATTTCAGTCGGCGAAGTGGCAGGATTGCCTATCTCGACATACCGCTTTTCTCCTACCGTGAAAGTGTTGTTCGTTGATAGCGTATTCGTTCCCACAGTTGTCGAGGCTTTGATTAAGTCCATCCGGTTCGCGCCATCGGTGAATACGGCATCAAGCTCTCCAGCGTCCGTGAAGCATTGCCAACCGTTCCACGTCTCGGCAACGTATGCTGTCCCGAGAGCGATAGTGGTCGTGCCAGTCCATGCAGTCGATGTCGCGTAACGGAAGGAAGGGTACAAACTCCCATTCCCTATGACATCGGTATTCGTTCCATCACCGCATTTGAGTTGTCCCGAAGTAGTGTCATAGCCGCACGCTCCTTCTAACGTGGGCGATTGAGAAGTCCCATTCGGAAGCTGGAAGAACGAGGAAGCCGTGAGAGCTGTGGTGGAAGCGTACGGGAAGGTGGAAGCAACCGTAGTGGAGGTAGCGGTGAAGTAAAGAGCGACTGCCTCTCCAACTACCGAGAGATTGGCGTAAGGCGAGGTAGTCCCAATACCTACCCTTCCTACACTCCCGTCGTAGAAGAACGGAGAAATGCCTGCGTTGCCGAATCGTACTGTCGAGGAGGCGTAGAGACCTCCCTTTAGCTGAAGAGCAGTTGAGGTCGCGTTTACGGTAGTGGCACCAAAACTGTCAGTAGTCCATGCGAAGTCCCCTGAAGATGAAATGGTGATAGGTGATGCACCAAAGACATCGAAAGATGTACACGATGCGCTCCCTGTGCAGGTTACTGACGTAGTTGCTCTACTTCCCAATGTATTAACACCCGTCCAATAGGGGACTTGTCCGGCGGTAGGAGCTGAAGAAGTTGAAACAGTATTACCAATAATCTCATTAACCTTGTCGTAAAGTTCATCAATGGTGTTACTTGTTGTAATCTGGGAAATTGACCCAAAAAAAGGACGGTCAACAAAGAATCCCGCAAATAGAATAGCTCCCGCTATAATCGCAATAGCAATCAAGAATTCAATTCTTGTTCTCATTGGTAACGATGAAGCTACTAATATACGTATCAGGAGTTACATCACCCAAGCGAAGTCCTCCAGAACCGGGCACGATACTATCAGGTGTTAGACCTGTGAAATACGAGCCGGGCAGGTCTCCTACACGGAGCAAGCCTGTTTTCGTTTCATTTGTTACGGTAAGAGAATTCTTGCTCCCATTAGTGGGAGAAATAGCGCTGTTTTTCGTTTCATTTGTTAGAGAAATTGACATATTATCTGTGGAGTATAAATCTGCTTGTCATTACCTTTCTTCGTGTTTTGTCCCGCTTCGCGTAATAGCTTTTGAGTGAAGCTCTCATTTCATTCACCCTCGATTGATAGAACGCCACTCTTTCCGGTTTATATGACGCGCAATAAGGAATTGCAGCCATGTACGCGAGCAAGATGTGATGTGTAGAGGGGAGACCCGGCGCTTGTGTCGTGTCAGAGGTAGTGAAAAGGTCTATTGTTCTTTTGAACCACACGCGTAAGCCAGCCGCCAGAGTGCAATCCACAGCCGCCGGTGCGGGATAGAGAAAGAAAGAATCACCTATAAGGTCAAAATACCGGGGGAACCCCTTTTTAGGGTCTCCATTTGTCTCAAGTCCGAAATACTCCGCCGGTGAGAGTTCTCCTAACTCTGAACGGTCAAGAGGAAGTATCTTTCGATATGACCCTTCAAGGTCAAGAATTTCCATCTGCAGTATCTGTAAGTATTCGGTGTCGAATGTATATGATTCCTGCCCTTCTACGAGAGTTGCTGTGCCTCTCGGTAAGTCTGTGAGATTCGTATCATCATACTCAAATGTTCCATCGGCATTGATGATGTCTCCTACAAGCTCTTCTAAGGAGGAGTTCACGCGCCGTATCTTGTCTCCTATCTGATAGGAGGTCGAATCAGACGAACAAAGAGCGTCAATCTCGTCTACTATGGAGTTTGTTCCTGAATTTATGAGCATAGACTAATACATGAATTCCCCTATGTGTTTAACGACAATGGTCGGGTCTATCCAAGTGCTATAACCGCTGTCTCTCGCCATGTTACAGAACCAAGCGTCCTCGCCGAGTGCCAATGCACCCTGACTATCTCTACCGAAAGAGAACCATGGAGTTCTCTTTCCATCTTCGCTGATACCAAACTTGGGGTCTTTGAACATTGCAAGGTCTATAAGCATAAAACCAGTTCCAGCAAATTGAGCTTCAAATAATTCTGTCAGTGATTCTTTGTCCTGCCACTCCTTGTGATGAGAGGAATAGACAGGTTGGAGAGGGAACTTCCTCATGTTGTATTGCACTCCGACGATGGGTTTATTGTGGTTACGTAGTTTTTTGATGACGTTAAAAGTTTCTCCCTGAACGGTGTTCACAGGGCAAATATCGCTATCCCAGAAAAGGAGATGTGTGCCACCTTGTTTGATAGCTTCATTCACTAACCAAGTACGTGCGCTCGCTATCTCACACGATTGCCTAAGGATAAAATCTACTACGAGGCCTTCTGCCGCGATAATTGCACACCCAATAGCGTGAGCGGTACGAGCTGACACGATGTCCTTACAAGGCATTGCAATGATAATTTTGCTTTCCATATCTTGGCCGCAAGATTTCTCTTACAGCCAAAGATGAGAAACAAACTACGTTTCTTACGCGTCGTCTGTATTTACGTCAAACAGAACAGGTTTCAGATTGGTCGGGACAAGGAGTCCGTAATCAAGACGTGTGTGAATTTGCGTACCTGAAAGCGAGCCTGCTGTTGAGGAGGCTGGCATTTCATTGATGTACGTTCTTCCATACGTTGTGTTCAGGATTCCAAGTTTCAGAACCTTTCTCACTCCTGCCATGACGTGTCCTGCTGCCGCATGAGACGTTGAGACGTAGTGGAAGAGACCCATTGCCTCTTGCCCGATACGACCGCCCGTTTTCAATGCTTCATCAGCAAACGAATAACCGTTCAATTTTGTTACTCCTCTTTCGAGGGGAATCATCTCTTCGGATGATTCTCTACCGCTTCTTATTTACTCACTCAATTATAACACCTTTGTATACTTCTGTAGGTTTTGATGCGCCCACAGTGGTTGAACATTAGTGTAATGAAATGCCTTTTTTAATTCCTCTTCTCTTGAAAGGTCAAAGCTAGAAAGGGGAACGATGTGGTCTGCATGCCATTTACCGTGATTGACCCAGTTCATGCCCTCGGAAAATTTCTCCTCCAAGTGATTCTTGAATCCTTGAAGAGAAATCCCGAGCAACTCTTGAGTACGAGCTGAAAAACAAATACCTTTTATTGTATTTTTCATTCTTGCTCTAAGACATGCAGCAATCCTTTCATTAGGTCTTGCCATCCTCATAGCATAAATCTTCTTTCCATGCGTACGTTGCCTTGCGTTAGCCCATTCTCTTCTCCAAGCTCGATACTTCTCGTTTGTCTGGCGATACTTTCGCTGATATTCCCGTTGGTATTCGAGATGTCTCTTTCGTTGTACTTCATTCATCCCACTTAGTATAGCATGAATGTAGCAAGCATTTCATTTATTGAGTTTTCAAAGAACAGTTATACGGTAGTTCAGACTGTTGCATCTCCCTTTAAGGGAGTCCTTTCGCTCAGTCGTTGTTGCCGGTATTCGCTTTATGCGAAGGAACCTTGCAAGGCGTTGCCCTCTTCAGGGGTTTCGCCGTATATCAGAAAGGATTTTAACAGGCCTACGGTTTTCGCGGAAGCCTGCATGAAGGTCACGAGCTTCGTCCAGTGAGCTGGCTTCCAGACTGCGAACCCACCGTTCTCTCGGTAGATATCGAATCCGTTAGCTGTCTGGACTTCCTCGATAATGCCACGAATAACATCGTCAATGTTAGACGCAGAAATTGTGAGGTCTGTTGACGCTAGCGTAACACCACCCGAACCATCACTTCCAAGGTCAGTCCAATTCGCATGGTCGGCGAGAACGATAGTTTCTGTACGTTCTCCCATCTTCTTTCCGAGAAGGTCTCCCAGACTCGCCATCTTTGCATAGTTCGACTGCGCTTGGTCAGCGTAGTCAATGTACGCAGAGTCAATCTCTGCAATCGAGATTGTGAGTGTTTGGTTCGTTTCAGTAGTGTCAACGAATGGAATGACATTTGACACCAGAGAACGGCCCGCAGCCGTGTTGGTGAGGGTTGCTACCGCCGGTTCATTACCAGTTGAGATGAGAGGAAAGTTATGTATCTGTGTGTCGGTGTAAACGACATCGCAAACATCTTTCCAATTTTGTGGTTTATCAAGACGTTGCGCGAGACGATTTTCCCACGCCTGCTGATAAATATAAGTTGAGCTTATACTTGTTTTGGGTCTTTAAAAATCTAGCTAGATTTCCAAAGAACATTTATCGCTTGTAACCAAGCGAAATCAGATTATCTATGCCATGACGGTAACGAGTTATTTTCCTTATCTACTTTTGCATTTATTATCTTTGACCTAATTGCAAAGTCTTTTGGAAGTTCACCCGTTTGTTCAAACTTTGCGAGAGCTATGTCGAAGTTGTCAACTGCCCCGCCGCCTGAACGCTTAGTGCCGCTTGGCGTTGCCAGTTCAACTTCTCGTTTTGCTTGATTGGCTTTCAGTTTCTCTTGGACGTATTCGTCCTTCAGTGTCTGCCGAACAGTTTGACCTGTTCTCTGCATTACCTTTTGAATGATGTCTACATCCTCTGATTCTGAAATCCCTTTCAAATCGAGATAGTCCAACTGTGTTTCATCTAATTCGCCTGTTTTGGCTTTAGGCTCAACCTCCCCTTCAGGTTTGGATGCAGGTTTCTCGGCCTTCGTCCAATGTCCGTCTTTGAGTACGAAACCTTCTGCCTTTTTAGCCCTAGCAAACAGTTCTCGATTTTTCTGTTTGAGGTCGGCTACCTCGGTAGTTTCAGGTAAAACTTCCGGAGTAGTTTCGGCTCCCGCCGTGGGTTCGACTATTTCAGTGTCGTCGTTCACATTTTCATCTGTCATATTTATAAGCAGTTATGTTCTGCAACAGCCGATTAAGAGTCGGCTCGCTCTTTGATTAAATTACTTCAAACGTAGCTTGACACACGCCTGTAGGAACTAACCCGGTAGGAGATGAGGTATCACCCGCTGAATCTCCTCCTTGAAGACCAACAACGAAGTATTGGGATGGCTTGAACACCCAAATCGGGTCAGTAATGTCATCGTTCACTCCATCCGGAGTCGTTGAAGCGAACATTGTCGCTTGTGCCGAGGTTCCTAACGAGTCTGTTCCAAGACTTGTTGTGGTTGCATACTGTGTAGCCGCTTTTGCCAGGTGAATTACTGTTGCCGAAGTGGAAGCAATGTTGAATCTTACATACCCTCGTACCAAGGTACTGGTTGCCGCTGGTGATTGGATGGCACACACCGTAGTTGTTGCTTGTTTGATTGTTTGTCTCTCAAAACATTGCTGCACACCATCTCTCGATTCACATGGGCTGAACCTATCTGGCCCAGCGGATGCAGCGAAGACCAGCTCATCCCGCCCGGGGCGGGACTCATCTTCTAATTCTCCCCTTACACCACCGACAACGCTCGTGAACAATTCAAGCGCATTGTTGTTGAAGACGAATAGATTTCCATCAACGCTTGTTGATTGTGCTCGAAGCATGGTAACTCCAAATACAAGGAGAACTCCCACAACTACTGCTCCGAGTATTGCTCCCACAACCACCTCTTTAACATTTTGTTGCATACTTATTTCTTAGATTTGCTTTTAATTCTTCTGCCTTTTCCTTTTTTCCCCTTTACATCTTCTTTCTCTTTTGTTTCTTCTAACACTTCCGCCTCTTCTTGGAGTTTGTCCTTGAGAGACGACATCCTCACTTCTTGTAGCATATCGTTATTGTTAATCTAGTAATTATTACGACCTTATCTCCAAGTTATTGTACTCGTAGGGATGAGGCCACTTTCGAGCACCATGAGGAGTCCTACATTGTAGAGAGCGTCGAAGGTATATGTCCCCGCAACAGTGGACACAGGAATCGAGGCAAGCAATATCGTAGAAGAAGCAACATTGCCTGTTCGTTTATCCACGTTTGATGTGGTGGCATTATAGAAATTAAGGACTCCCGTATTCGCGCCGGTGATTATTACCGAACCCAAGCTCCCCGAACCTGTCTTAAACAGCTTCTCTGAAAGAGAGAACCCGCCATATCCGCTACCTGCCGCCGTAGAAGTGGCAAAGTATTCATTACTAATGCTCACACTCCCAAATGGGGAGACGACTTCATCTGTTGTACTCTGTCCATACAACAATCCAATCGCAAACACAATACCTACAATGACTACGACTCCGAGCCATTTTGTATATGTTTCCATATCGTTAAGTATATCATACTATTAATCTAATAAATTTTATCTAGCAGGATTAACACCTTCTTTCTTTGGTTTGAAGGTTTTGTAACGCGCAATCTGCCTAAAGGCCTCTTCTACTCTTCTCATTCCATCAATGCGTGCTCTTGCACGTTCTCCAAGTTGCTCGTTCGACAGATTCAGTTCAAGTTTTGACGCATTGAATTGCTCTTCGAGTATCTTTCTAACGGCAGAGATAAGAGGCTCATTGTTTGCAAAGCCGCTTAAAATATCCTTATTTATATCCGTATTTTCCATGCTAGTAGGATGGTTGTGCTGGCTGTGGTTGCATAGGGGAAGGCTGCTGTTGAATTGGCTGTGCTACCTCGCCTTGGCGGGGTGCTGCTTGAAAGTCAGAAAAGTCCACGGGGTCTAATCCTGATGCCTCGATTATCTGATTCCAAAGACCCGCCATTGCTTTGTTCTGTAGTATCGCAGGATTAGTCATTATCGTTCGGAACACATTGACGAGTTTATCCACAAGTTGTGCGAGATTCTTTGACTTGCCTGCTATTGAAACTTTCACTCCTAGAGAGATTCCCTTAAACTCGCCTTTCAGTATCTTAATGAAATGCTTGTTGCCTCTTTTCTTGAATAGCTCGCGCACCATCTGCCTGTGCTGTTCTATCTCATCTGGGTAAATCAATTCACCACGCAACATCTTTTCTTTTACCATCTTTTGAGACTCGCACTCTACAACTGCTTCGGTAACGTATTGCAATTCTTCTAGGGAAAGCTCTGAAAGGAATGTAGAACCTTCGCAGATTTTCTTAATTATGTGCGGGATTATCCAGTCTTTGTAAATTTCTTCTAAATGCTTCGCGTACTGTCCTCTCCTATAATCATGTAGGCCTTGACTTGTCTGTACAACAAGTTCCTGTAAGGCAAACGGTGTTCCTGACGCTGGACTCTTTCCCATAAGAGCATCATTAGCGGCTCCCATTTGCTGTGCGTGCGCTTCCCACTGTTCGATTGACCTCTCAAAAAGACGTACGTTACGGGGGAATGTATCGAGTTGCCTTGTGTTCCCGTTCACTCCTTCTTCGATGAACTCCATATTCTCCATGTCTTTCAATCCTGTGGGATGTTTTGAGACAAGGGTGGAGTCTTGCGTTATCATTATCGTCTTTGCGGCAGCATCTAACATATCCTGCATCCGTATCATGTCGTAGTTGACCCATACTTGCGCCTCGAACAATTCTTCTGCCCCACCGAATCCTAGCGCACGTCCGAAGATAGAGTCTCGCTTAATGAGCTTGAAGGGGCTTTCTTTCTCCAATGCTGTGTAAAGGATTATTCCTTCTTTCTCTTGCTTTCCTTTTGGCTGATAGAAGCAAACTATGAACAGGCGTGTTTCATATTTTCCGGAAACATTGTATTGATTGACGAATTTCTTTGGAAGATTGCCGTGGACTTCATACACTTCGATGTATCGCCCGGGCGTTTCAGCGATGGTTCCATTCTTGTCATCTTTCTTGTATTCCCTTGAAAGGGAGATGGTCTCTTCGAGAGAGGCTGTTGCTCCATTCGTTTTACTTCCCCATCCCTTATCACCCATTTCAAGTAATTGGTCAGGAGAGTAATAGTGCTTAATTCCGATAGGCCCGCTTAACATATCAGTCTGGTCACAGAACACGATTGACTCAAGCGGGACTACTTCTGGGCGAGGTTTGTATAGCTTCTTTGAGAGACCGCCGCCATAATCAATACGAGAAACATTCAACTCATCAAAGAACGTGTCCATGTCGTTCTCTATAGTAAATACGTCATCGTGGTACTTCTTAACAAGGAATGAAAGATGATATTTCTTAGGGTCGTCGACGTATAATTGCACATCTCTCACATCAATATCCTCTGTTCGGTATTCAAGATTTAATATCGGACGTATAATGTTCTTGACTGGTTTGAAATCATGCTTTCCTGTTGAAAGCTGGGAGTGTTTGTACAACGTGCTTAATTCAATATGGTCATACATACTCCAATTCCATTTGTTGTTCAAAGGAATGGGACGGCGATACATCGCCTCTTGGGTTTTTATAAAATCGAAGATTGTGTCATTTCGTGTAGTTTCCATATATATATGCTATATCACCTGTAAATTACTTTTATCCTTTCTTTTGGGTGTTCGAGGATAATCCAATTCTCAAACTTCCTACGACCATACGCGCCGAGAGTTTGAATTGGTTCTCCGAACCAAACAGATTTCTTAACATCCACTTCCCACACAGTAACATCATCATGTGCATACTTGGAATGGATAACAAGTTCATGTGGCCTCATTGAAAAAGAACTTCTATTTGTTTAGCCTGAATTTCCTTAAAGTGTTTGTTATAGAACAACCTCTTTAGTCTTGTGGGGTAGTACAGGAGTTCTTTCTTTTGGTCACCCTTTGTAATTGTTAAGACCGCTTTATTCATTATCTTCTCTGGTTTCGGAATTTCCTTGAGAGCATCAAACAAAGTTTCTCCTTCACTTGTGAAGGTTTTATCGCCTAAGACAAGAGAAAGAAAGTACAAAGATTTCTTAACAGGTCTTTCTTCAACCTTTACCTTATTCTTGCTTCCCTTTGGTCGCGACATTCGTATTATTATACCATGTGCACACTTTTTCGGCTGTGTACAATTGTCAACGTGCCGGATTGACCCTTGTACGCTTCTCATACCTTGGCATAGCATCAGTAAATTCTTTTCTCTGTATCACGGGCAACAGTGAAGAAACAACGTATCTCAAAGCATCAAGAGCATGGTCGTTGGCTTTAATAGGCTTTTCGTTCTCATCTCTATCCCCTTCATCCTCATCGTATGTGTACATTTCAAACTCGGCTATCAGGTTCTCGCACCGCTTGTTAATATGTAATGCTCCTCTAAGGAGCATCTCTCTTACAAGTTGTATACCGCGCTCTACACTTCCCTTTCCCTTTACTACTTCACGAACATTAACACCTCTTTGTCTTAATTCTTCGATGAAACCCTGATTCTCTGGGTCTGGATAGGTTGCTTGAAATCTCTGTAGCGAAACATATTCCGCTATCTGTGCATCAGTCCTCTCACGTTTGTACCATTCATTCTCAACAAAAAGATGTTCCCCGTCGAATCTGCAATCAAGAACTGCCGCAGGATTCCTGTAGCCAGGGTCTATTCCGGCAAGCTGCTGGGTTCTTTCGTTTGGTAATTCATCATACAAATGATGCTCTCTGGAGAACTCCTTGTACACCAATCCTTGAGTCTTTTGGAAAGAGGCTTCGTATTCTTGTGCGAACCTATCAGGAGGTAATGATGCTTTCGCTTTTTCTAATTCATCTTTTGGAAGGAATGGATTGTCCCAACTTGTAAAATGAAAGGTCTTAAACTCTTGGTCAGTTAATTCTTTATTGCACAAATCATAGAAATGATTGAAACCTTTGGGAGTTGAAATAAATATCGCTTCCCCGCGTGTGTCAGTAAGAGTCGGACGTATCACTTCTTGCCAATTCACCCAGAAGTTCCGCATCATCGCCACCTCATCTATCACGATTAAATCAAAAGCTTGACCTCTCAAACTTTCTATTGATTCCCACCCCCTTAAAACAATACTGCTTTCACCTCCTTTTTGGGTAGGTAAAGTAATTTCAAGCCGTGGAGCTTCTCTTATGGAAATTGCGGCTCCTACACAATCCTTCTTCAGTTGTTCCCACGCAATATCTCTTGCTTGTTGAAGTGTTGGAGCTACATAGGCTATTCGTGAGGGTTTTGATACCGCACACGCTTTCATTTGGTCAATAGCAAGAACTGTCTTACCGAATCTTCGTCCTGCTCTTATGACTCTAAACCTATGAGGGTCTAGGGCTATCTTAGACTGTGCTTGGTGTAGTATCACCTCCATATCTCTTGGCTGATTCTCCTGAAATGACTA